AAAGCAATTAATAGCAAGAAGTATAAGAAACTGAGCGGCAAGACATGAAGAAAATAAATTTACGCTTAGGAGAGTATAATGGCAAGTATATATAGAACAGGTAGAAAGAAAATTGCCCATGCTCTTGGAGAAAAACTAAAACAAATAGATGGTAGTCATCCATACAAAATAAACTTGTTTGATAATGTAGCTACCAAAATGGTTTTTCTAGATGAAATAGAACAATATCCAAAAGTCTGCATAGTACCAGGAGATGAAGAAAGAGAATACCAACCTGGTGGCTTTAAATGGAGATTTTTAACAGTTACGATAAGAGCATATGTGGAACACGCAGAAGATGCTCAAGAAGAATTAGCATTATTACTCGAAGATATCGAACGAGTAATCGACGAGAATGATGCATTGGTGTATGATGACACTGTAGACCCTAACTTAAAGACAACATCTATAACGATTGAGTCTATAAGTACTGATGAAGGAGTAATTGCTCCTCTAGGTATAGGAGAAATGGTAGTCACTGTACGATATTAGGAAACGAAAACGCTCATTAAAATGACGCGGAATCCTTTCCAAAGAAATAATAGGAGAAAGCAATGGCTTTAAATCTATCGAGAAATACCAAAGTATTTGTCAGCTCTGTAAACGGGGTAGTTGCAAATTCAAACTCTAGAGGTGGTGTCAAAGGTATTGATACTTTTGGTGGTACAGCTAGTGGTACTTATGCAGCTGGTGATATTCTTACTATGACTGGTGCTACAAATAGTGACACTATGAAAGTAATAGTTAAAACAGTTGACAGCGGTACAAACTTGCCAGAATCAGTTTATATTCCTAATAATTTCAGAGGTACTGACTTTGCTGATGGTGAAGTTTTAAACCAAACTACTGCAGGAGCTTCAGGAGCAACTGGATTTACTGCGGCAGTAGACGGAATCTCTGCTGATGGAAAAACTGCTGATGGTTTAAGAACTGGACTTGGATTATTCAAAGGAAACGAGAGTGATGCAAATACTTTTAAAATTGGTGTATTAGATGGTTATAGTTTTTCTCAAGCTAGTGAGAGCACAGATATCACAGTAAGTGAAGCTGGTGCTGTACCAAACAGAACGTCAAAAAGATTTAATGACTCTTTAGCACCTGCTGAATGGTCATTTCAAACTTATGCAAGACCTTTTGCTCATGGTACTTCGTCTATTAGAACAAGTGGACAAAGTGACATGGTTGAGAATGTTCTTTGGGCAGCTTTGGCTGGTCAAGAAATAACTAAAGCAGAAGACAGCACTGACACAAATGTTGGTTCTAATGCTGGTGAAACCACAAATGGTGCAATTAAGTACCCAAGTGCACACTCAGCTGATGTCAACTTTTTAAGTTCAGACACTCACGAGCTTTTAAAACTAACTATTTTCTTTGCACTAGAAAATACAACTTACAGACTAAACGAATGTCAAGTTAACCAAGTAGAGATTGATTTCTCTATTGATGGAATTGCAACTTTAAGTTGGTCAGGTAACTCAACAACTATTGACCAAGTTTCTACAGTTATAGAAGATCCATCAAAAGTATTTATTACTGATGATGCAGATGTCGATTCAGCAGGTACAGATGGTACTTATGCAGAAAAATATAACTATGTAGATATGACTGGTACTGCAGATGCCGACTACTTAAAGAATAAACTATCTCAACTATCATTAGTGGTTGACTCCGCTCAAGGAGGAGGAGCATCCGCAGGTGGTTTAGATGCAAAAACATATTCAATCAATATAACTGGTGGAAGTATAACAATTGCTAATAATATTACTTATCTAACTCCAGAAACTTTAGGTATCGTTGATAAACCTATCGGTTCATTTACAGGAGCTAGAACAGTTACTGGTTCATTAACTTGCTACTTAGATACTAAGTCAAATGGTTCTAACCAACTATTAACCGACTTATCAGCAGCAACAGGATTAATTCAACCAAGCTTTAATATGAGCTTGTTTATGGGTGGAGATACTACAGCTTTTGCTACTAGAACTACTCCTGTAATTGAATTGGATGTACCAAGAGCTATGTTATCAATTCCAACAGTTGAAGTTGCAGATATTATTTCTACAACTGTTGAATTCGCAGCATTACCAGCAGATACTTTATCTTCAAGTGATGCTACAACCTATGATATGCAGGTAAAATATCATGGTGAGACCACATTTAGTGAGTCTGGCTATGATACTACATCAGACGCTTCAAATCTATACGATTCTGACGGCTCAGCATAATCATGGCGGAGTATAACTTTCTCAGAGAAAGTCAACTCCATATAGTTTATGGGGGTAATCGATACAATGTAAAGATTACCCCCAGCTTATCGTTCTCACAAACATTTGCGGAAGATGCATACGAAGTTAAGACTTTGCACGATCAAACAAAAATGTTTTCAGGAACGAGCATAACTAAAGCAAACCCTGCTAACTTTAGTTTTGAGATTCATCTTACAGAGGAAAAGGATGAATCAATCGTGTTAGATCTTTTAACTGACTATGACACTTCAACAGGTGAACAATTATTAAAGTCTTTTGATATGTATATAGTCACAAATGAAAGTACATTTAAATTAGAAGGATGTATTATAACTCAAGGAGAGTTTTCATTTGCACGTAGCAATCCACTTCGACTATCAATAAGTGGAGCAGCGAAAAAACTAGAAAGAGTAGGAAGTGATAGTTATTCCCTTCCAGGTACTTTGCAATCTGCAAGTGCCACAAGAACTCCCACAAAGCCTTTGCTTGATGTGGAAGTAGACGGAACTAATGTATCAAACTTAGTTTCAGCTACATTAAGCGTGCAAAATAATATAAATTGGACTCCTTATGAAACACTACAAAATAGTTTGTCAGTGACTTCAGCAAGTAATGCCATGTACCCTTCTAATTATAGTTTGAATGATAGAGTATTATCAGGAAATATAACTCAATATTTAACTTCAGATAATACAAGTACTTTTCAAACTTTTGATACTTCTGCTCGTATAGCAGTAAAAACTTTAGTAAATGATACTACTTTCTTCAACTTTACATCTGGAGCAAGTGATTGTATGTTTACAAAAAGAACTGGACAAGGAGAAGTATTTACACAGACTTTTGATTATAGATTAGTCAATAGTCCAACAGATTTAGGAACATTAATTACATATTAAAGGAGAAAATAAATGGATTTAAAATCATTACTGGTTGACAGTAAAACAGCATGGGTAGAATTCCCAGGATTGGAGGGATTTGAAGTAGAACTTGCAAATCTTTCAAGAAAAGAACTTATTAATTTAAGAAAGAAATGCACTATTAATAAGTTTGATAGAAAAACTAGAATATTTAATGAAGAATTAGATGAATCAAAGTTTTTAAATGAGTTTAGCAGTGCAGTTATAAAAAATTGGAAAGGCTTAAAATTAGGTTATTTAGAAGATTTAATTTTAGTTGATATTAAAGGACAAAATCCAGATACTGAAATGGACTATTCACAAGAAAATGCAGTAGTTTTAGTAGAAAACTCATCAGAGTTTGATAATTGGCTCAACGAGGTAGTCTTTGATCTAGAGAATTTTCGTAGCAAAGAACAGACAGAAAGTCCTAGAAAAGTTAAAACTGTTTCTGGAGAATAAAGACATTGGAATGACCAAGTCTCAGTACTTGGAAATGATGGAACAAATGGAGGAAGAACCCGACTGGGAAAAGTGTCCTCCAGACTGGGAAGATTTCCCACAAATAGTTATAGATGCTTTAAATATATTTAATAGCATGGGAGACAGAATATTTCCTGATATTGGTTATATAGGGAAAGATTTTACAAATTTTAATTTTTTACTTGAACAGTATAATATAGAGGAACATCAAAAAGATTATCTATTTGAATTAATACTGTGGTTAGATAGTAGAGCTATAGACGTTTCGCAAAAGAAATTAAAAGCGGAATATGATAGAATAAAGAATAAGAGTGGCAGATAATAAAGTTTTAATTGAATTTCAGATTGTCCAGAAAGGTGACAAAATTTCTGCTGTTGCAAAACAGACAGATAAACTTACTAAATCACAAGAAAAAGCTGAAAAATCTCAGAAAAAATTATCAAAACAACAGGAAATTGGATATGGCCGTCAAAAACAAGGCTTAGTTCAAACTGCCAACTCTACAAAAAATTTCTCAAAACTAGCAAATACTATTGATGGCGGTGGAGGCGGAACTTCTCTTGTAGGAGCATACGCTACTTTAGCCGCTAACGTCTTTGCAGCAACAGCCGCATTTAATGCATTATCAAGAGCTGCAGAATTTCAACAATTACAACAAGGTTTAGAACTTGTAGGTAATCAATCAGGAAGAACACTTTCAGTTCTTGCAGACAATTTAAGAGCCGCTACTGACGGAGCCCTTTCACTAGAACAAGCTTCTAGAGGGGCTGCTTTGGGTATTTCAGGTGGCTTTGGTGGAAGAGAGTTAGAAGGACTTGCAACAATTGCAAAAGGTGCTTCACTCGCTCTTGGTAGAGATTTAGCAGATGCGTTTGACAGGTTAACAAGAGGTGCGATTAAACTCGAACCAGAAATATTGGATGAATTGGGTATTATGGTTCGTCTTGATGACGCAGTAGAACAATATGCTGCTCAACTAGGAAAATCAGCAACTTCATTAAGTCAACTAGAAAGAAGACAAGCATTTATGAACGCAATTCTTGTTCAAGGTGAAGAAAAGTTTGGAGATATTGCAGATTCAGTTGACCCTACACCATATCAAAAATTGGGTGCAACTTTTGGAGATTTAGTAAAAAATATATTTACCTTTATAAATGAAACTTTAATGTTAAATAAAGTTGTAGGATTTTTAGCTGAAAGTACAACTGCTTTATTTGGAACAATGTTACTTTTTGGTAGTACTATTGCTGGACAAATTTTACCAGGACTAACAAATGCAGGTGCAAGAGCAGCTGAGTTTGCAGCAAGCCAAGCCGAAATAGCAGATGCAACTCTAGATGCAGCAAAATCAAGAGAAGCACTTGCTCTTGCAAATATTAAATCTTTTGAAGGTGGAGCAGGAAACTTTAAATTAGTTCAACAAGAGCTTGAAATCGGTAAAAAAGGAAACAAAGCAAGAGCAAAAGCATTAAAAAGTTTAGAAGCATCTGAAAGAGCAAGGTCAAGAAATCTTAAAAAGTTCAGTGGTCAAGCAAGAAAAGATAAAGAATTAGAATTACAACAAATAAGAAGACAAATTCGTTTAGTAAAAGAACTCAATGCTGCAGAAAGAGGTGCAAGTGTTGAGAGAATGGCAGCAAGTAGAGCAAAAATTGCTTCAGACTTTGCTCTTGAGCAGGCAGAAATTATTCAGGGAGTATCTACAGGAGAATTAGGTTTAGCTGGAGCAATTACAGCATCTAATGCTGCAATAGATAAGAAAACCAAGGCTCTTGACAAAGTTAATAAAAAAGGCGGAAAAACTGGTGGAATACTTGCTACTCTTGCACTTTTAAGTGACAAACTCAAAGTAGTATTTGAAAAATTATTCAGTGCATTAAAAGCTATAGGAGCAGCCTTTTTAAGATTTTTACCAATAATTGGAGCAGCTGTAGCCGCGATAGGAGCAGCAATACTTGCTTACGATAAGTTTATAAATACAGAGAAGTTAAAAAAGTTCAAAGAATCAAATGAAGGATTAGAAAAAATATTAAGTAAACTTCCTGAAAAAGCAGAGGAGTTTAATAAGCTACAAAATCAAAATCTAAAGTCAGCACAGCAACAAATTAAACAATATCAGATTATTTCAAATTCAATCGCTGAAGTTAATAGTCAGCTTCAAAAAACAATAGAACTTAGAAAAATTGCAGATGCAGAAAGACCTGGAAGAACAGATGGCTTAAGTATTGGACAAAATGCTACACTATTTTTTGCGGGGGACAGACCTGTAATAAATCAAATAAATGAAATATTTGAAGGAGCAATTGATACTGCGGGCAAAGGTTCAAAAGAACTTAAGCAAATTTTGAGACAAGGTTTTGAAATAGAAAACTCTGCAGAATATAAAAGTTATAAAGCTCTTTTAGAATCAGGAATTCCTGATATAGTTAGAGAAGTAGAGAAAAACGTAGATTTCTCAACCTTATTTATAAAAGATGGAGATATTAGAGAAACTGAAGATATTCTTGCAGATATAAGCAATGGAATAAGGGAAGCTCAAACTGCATTTAATTTACTAGGAGACTCTGTAGCAAATTTTAGTCAAGAGTTAAGAAATGCTGAAAGAGTAGGAAGTCAATTTTTACAAAAATTCTTCCCAAAAACTGCAGCAACAGATATTGTTGATTCTTTTGCAAGTATTGATAAAGGATTAGCAGGTATACGAAAAGCAGGAGAAGACGCAAAATTTGAATCCACTGAAATAACAAAAAGTATTGGTACTGCTTTAACTGAAGTCGGCCCCAATATAAGAAAACTACTCGGAAGCAATATAAGAGGCCCTCTTGAAGAAATTATTAAATTAAGAGGGGAAATTGCAGCATATGGAGATGAAGAAGTTGCAAGTGATGAGGCTAAAGCAGATATTGCTATAAAACGAAAACAAATAGAAGATCTTATAATGGGTCTTGGAAAAGACGGAGAACAAGTAGTAAAAAATACTCTTGAAACTTTAAAGCAAATACAACAAGCAGAACTATTAAGAAAAGTCACTTTAGATAAAATTGCAATCTCTCAAAAAAGTATAAATCAAGCACAAAAATTTTCAAAAAATGCAACTGAATTAAGTCTTATGTTTGATAGACAAAAGTTACAATTCAAAAAAGATGAAAATGACGAATCATTGAAAATTTTAGCAAACAGTCATAATATAACCAAAGATACAATAAAAGAAGTAGGTATAGTTAATGCTTTATTAGCTAAAAAGAAAGAACTTGTTGATAATGGTGGAAAAGAAACTGAAATTCAAGCAATTAATCTTCAATTAGCAGAAAGAAAAAATTTAGTTACTCAACTTGATATAGAAGCAGCAACTCGTGGATTTAAAGTACAAAAAGCAGGACTTGAAATAGAAAAAACAAGATTAGATACTCTTTCAAAAATTACTGAAGCAGAAATTACAATTTCAGAACTTCAAGCAAAGAGAGAAGCATTTAATACTGGAAGAGCAACAGTGGGAACTTTTGCAGCACTAAAACTTCAAGTAGAAGCAGACGAAAAAAGATTAGAACTTGCAAAGAAAAAAGCAAAAATAGAAGCAAGTATTCTTCAAGCTCAAGCAGAAATAATAAAAGCAGAATTAAGAGTATTAGCAAAAAGTGCTTACGAAGAAGGAGAGGATGAACAAGGTTTAAATATTCTTAAAACTCTTATTGGAGTAGATGCAGTAACAGAATTATCAATCAAAGCTCTTAAAAAGGTAGCAGAACAGACAGAAATAGAATTAAGCGATGCATTGAGAAATGCCGTACAAGCTACTTTCTTCGATAGCCCAATAGCAGATAGTATAGGAAAAACAGGAATGTTTGCAGGTTTTGGTGCAGATCAAACTAACTTTATGTCTGAAGACGGAACATTAGATAAAGCAAAACAAAGTTCATTTGCTTTAAATATGATAAGAAATTCTTTTGAAAATTTTGCAAAAACAATTGAAGATATGTTTGGAGAAGAGGGAGCAGTAATTTCAGCTCTTTCAAATTTAATAAAAGTTATGGCAGAAGTTTCTTTAGGAGTTTCTCAAGCTTTTAAAGAAATTGATGAAATGTTTAATGCAGAAGAT